TGCGATGATCTTCATCATTCATCGCCTCGTCTTCTGGCTTCGCTTTCATTTCAGAATTCCGACAGACTCGCTCAGTCGAGTCTTCAAAAGCGCCGATCTCAGAGCTGCAATGAATCGAGCTGCCTGGCGATCTGCGCTGATCTGCTTCGCTCTCGGCATCGGCCTCGAATTTTATCAGCGAGTATTCTCAATCCCTGACGTGATTGCAAACCTGATCGGCCTCACGATCTTCATGCTCGCAGTCTGGAGGCGGAGATAATGCCGAGCGATCTCATCAAGCATCGACCGCTCACAGCAGCCGATCTCGATAAGCTCATCAATGAGCTGCCTCCTCCTCCCGTTTCATGGATCATGGCAGAGAAGTGGATTCGCTTCCGTTTGCTCATGATCGTTCACGTCATTCTTATTCTGAAGGAGAGAATCAAATGCTTGTCGCAATCATCATAACATTCGTTCTTTCATTCGCTGCCGGATATGCTTCCGGTGCGCTCATCACTCACGCTCTTTGCAGCAAGAAAACGAAGAGCGAAGATCCTCAGCCCGATCGAGAGCGATCGCAGCGAGTCAAGAAATCGATCGAGCTGAAGCGTAAACATTATTACTATCTTTCGACATTCGAGGGCCGAAAGCGTTATAAATCGCATCTCTCTCGAATCGATGAAGCAGGGAAAGTTCTCTGCCAGCTCCATAACGGAATGGGAGCTGCAAAACGCAGCTCGAAAGAAAGCCGACCGCTTCACGAATGGCTTCTTCGAGACAGAGCAGATCAGCTCTGCAAGAACTGCGTCTCGCTCGCTCGGAGAGCTGAAGGAACGAATTGCGGAAGCTGCGATGACTTCCAGCTTCGAGATGGCGATCACGATGAAGGATATTGCAAGTTCCATCGCCCGAATCGCAATGTCGCCAGGCTCGATGGATGCAGCTCGCATTCGAGCCTCAGGAGGTGAATTATATAAAGCAGATGCCACGAATTCAGTGGATGATCGTGGTGCTTTATATAATGCAGATTCCACGAGAAGAGCCACGAGATTCGTGGCTTTCCTCGTTGTCGATTTCTCAGAGGACTCAGAAATGATGCTCAGAAATCGCTTATCGATTTTCAAAATGAGCGTAAACGGTTTTCGCTCGGCGAAAGACGGCGATCTGCCAGACCTCGAAGAAATCAATCAGCGTAAATCCTTATATCCTTATGCTCTTATCCCTGAAATCTGCTTTATATATTCCATATTTGAAGATTTTATAAGAGCTGTTGTTATCTGTTATTTACAGAAAAAGGTGGATTATATAATCCACCTCTTGTGCCTGCATAAGCTCTTGAAAAACCGTTCTCGAAGCATTGCAGGATTGTCGAAAAGCTCGTAGTATTTGAGCAGAAGCAAGGAGGATTTCGATGATTTCTAACGAAAATGCATTCAGAGCACGCCTGAAAAAGGAGATTTCTCAGAGAGGATTGCTCGCTCTGATCTCTGAAGGCATCACGAAAGGCTTTCCCGATCTTCTCCTGATCGATGAAGCTGATAAAGCAAAATCAAGTTACTTCCTCGAACTGAAGTTCTGCGAGAGCGATCAGATCGAGAAGCATAAGAAGCTCGTGAAGAATATGCAGCTCTATTGGCTGCGAATGATCTCACGAGCTTTCTTACTTGTTTACGTTCCTGCTCATGATCTCTTCATGTATGAGATCGATATCCATTATCAGCTTCAGCTCAAAGCGAGATGCAAGAACACAGATGAATTGCTTCAAGAGCTGAGGAAGTAAATGGCAGGAAAGCCGAAGAGGAACTGGACTTATTGGAAGATTCGCTTTGCTCAAGAATGCAAGCGGAATTCAAAACTGACCGTTGAGAAGTTTTGTGAGCAATTCGAACTGAATTATACAACAGCGAAACGCTATATAAAAAAGAAAGATAATGCGAAACTACTCAAAAAGCTTGACCACGAGATTACAGAGATCGATGCATTCTGCGACATGCTTCGTGAAGTCAGAACAGAGGACGATGCGAAGCGATATCTCTCTGCTTTGCGCCAGTCGCTGGAACTCACCGAGTCGATCATGGTGGATTCTGTTAGGGAATTCAAGAAAGGCATCGCTCTCGGCGAAGGCCTTCCGCCTGGCGAAGCAGGTCGCCTCGCTCTCGATGCAGCAGAGAGGCTTCGCAAGGTCGCTCTTGAGCTGCAAGGCGCTCCTGCTGATGATGAAGATTTCGGCTGGCCTCTCACGAAGAGATTTTGGCCTCACTGGTATCAGCGTGACTTCGTGTTCGATTTTCCAAGCACGCTCAAGAAGCAAGGCAAAGAGGCTTTCATCTTCGCATTCATCGGAGGCATTCGATCAGGGAAAACTTTCAGCGGAGCGCAGAAATTCGGCGAGCTGTGCTGGCGAAATCGAGGCTGCACGCTCGCCGTATATGCGCCGACTTATCGAATGCTTGAGGATGCGACGAAGAAAACTTTCCTCGAAGTTCTGCATGATAAAGGCATCTCATATCATTATAACAAATCTGAAAACAAGATCATTCTCTTCGGAGACACAACGGTGCTTTTCAGAAGCATGGATGATCCTGAGCATCTTCGAGGGCCTACGCTTGCAGGAGCTTGGATTGATGAAGGCGGTCAGATGAAAACTGATGCTGCATTCAGAGTCATTCAAGGCCGAGTCAGCGATCCGGCCGGCGAAGAGCTGTGCATTCTCGTGACGACGACTCCTGACGGACTCGGCTGGCTTTATGATATTCTCGTCGAAGAGAAAGAGAAGCATCATGTCGTCGAATACCATGCTCGCACCGATTGGAATCATACTCTTCCGCAAGGATATTTCGATCGCCTCGATTCTTCGTTCGATGAGCGTTATGCGAAGCAGGAGCTTGGCGGAGAGTGGATCGATATCTTCGCAGGCCAAGCTTATTGGAACTTCTCTCGCACGAAGCATATTATCAAAGGCGATCGGCCTTACGACAGAGCCTTGCCTCTCATCATCATGTTCGATCTCAATGTCGATCCGATGTGTTGGAATATCGGACAGGCTTATAACGAAGGAAAGATCAGAATCACGAAGATCCTCGATGAGATTCATCTTCGCTCTGCTGCGACTGAGCATGCAGCGAAGGAATTCGCAAAGCGATATCGAGGTCACAAAGCAGGCGTCATAATATATGGCGATTCGACCTGCCGGCATCGCAGCACGAAGACGACTCGCACCGATTACGAGATCATCATGAGCACGCTGAAGGAAAAGAAATTCAATAATGTTGAAATGAGAATCGGAAAGAATAATCCGAGAGTGACCGATCGCATCGCAGCTCACAATGCACAGCTTCTCGATCTCAAGGGTCGAGTTCATCTCTTCATTCATGAGAGCTGCACATACACGATTCGAGATTATGAGAAAGTCGCAATCAAGCCAGGAACTCGTGATCTCGATAAGACGAGCGATCCTTCTCTGACGCATCACACTGATGCGATCGGATATTATATTGCAAAGGAATTCCCTGTGAGAGGAATAAAGGTAAACACAGCGGCGTGAGGAGATCGATATGGCATTCGAGGGATTGATCGAGAAGATATTCAGCAGCGAAGCTCGAAATCCGAGCGAGAGGATCACTCGTGATGATTGGATTTCAGCGAAAGACAATAAAGACAAAGCGGAGCGCACCGAAGCGCAGCGCCTTGTCGATTGGTATAATCGGAACACGACTGAGATCGTGAAGCATCTCAAAGATCAGGCGAAGCGCACATTCAAGTCGAGCGAGATCGAGAGCTGGCATTGGCCTGTGATTAATTCGGTCGCCAGGATCATCAAGCGAATCTCGATGACTTACAAATCGCCTCCGAAGCGATATCTCAAGCGAAACGGAGAACGCCTCGACCCGAAGAAAGAGGAAAAGCTTTACGATGCTGTGTTCGGCGATCAAGGCATGTACCGGAATATCGATCTCATCAAGAAATTCAAAGAGCTTGAGAACTGGGCGAAGCTGCTGAATACGATTCATTTCGAGATCGTGCCTCGAAACGGTGCGATCGATTGGGATATCAGATTGAGGCCGGGCACGATGGTGATCGAGGATCCTCTCGATTATCTGAGCTTCGTGAAGTTCGCTTATCGATGGGAACCGGTGAATCCGGTCACGCTCGAACCTGAAAAAGGCTGGGTGATTTGGGATGAAGAGCAGCATGTCTTTCAGCTCGACTCAGGATATCGAATCGGAATGAGCGAAGAGGACGGTCGCAATCCTTATCAAGGCATGATTCCGATCGTGACCGTTCGCATGCTTGAGCAAGATGAGTACTGGGGCAAATATGCTGCCGATCTCGTTGATTCGGTTCAGGCGTTTCATGTTCAGCTTGCCAACATGTGGGAGAATGCATTGCTTCAGACTCACGGGCAGCCGATCGCAATCAATCTCGGCTTCAAGACGGGAGACAATATTCTGATCGGACCGAGGCATCCGATCAGCGTCGAGAATGTCACCGCAGATGACGTCATGCCTGCGCTTGTTTTTGCGAAGCCTGATTCCGATCTCGATAAGGTGACGGCGATGCTGCAATTCTTTCAAGAGGCAACAGCGAACTCTTACGGAATGCCGAAGGGAAGCTGGAGCATGGAGGAGGTTCCTGAGAGCGGCTTCGCAAAAGCGATGAATAATCTTGAGCTGCTTGAGAACAGAGATGATGATGCGCTGCAATGGAAGAGAATCGAGGAAGAGGCATTCGTGAAATCTCGCATCGTTTATAACGAATATGGCGATGGTGAGAAGATTCCTGAAGATATCGAGCTGGAGGTCGAATTCGAGCCGGTGAGCTTCCCTGAATCTCCGACCGAGGAGGTTACGAGAATCACGCTTGAAATCAAGAACGATCTGAACAGCCGAGTTCGGTACTTCATGGAGAAATATGATATCACTCACGACGAAGCTCAAGAGCTGGCTGATGAGATCGCTGAAGAGAATCAAGCGGAGCGAGATGCGAAGAAGCCTGAAGGCTTCGATGAGTTCTTTGGAGGCGATAAGAAGCCTGGCGAGGAAGAGGAAGAGGAAGAAGAGAAGCAAGGTGACGAAGAAGAAGAGGAAGAGATCGAAGAATGACGACCGCTGATGCATTGAAGAGCCTGAAGAAGATTCAGGGATCGCATAAGCGATTGATGAAGAAGATCGCTGCTTCGTCTGATGCTTATGCGAAGAGCCTGATTGTCGGTCAGGAGAAATTGATGACTCGCATGGCATCGATGCTCGCCGAGATGCCTGCCGATGCGAAGATCGGAACTCGCCTTGCATGGTACACGAAGAATATGGATTCGATCAATGATGCGCTGATCGAGTCAGGATATATCGATGCATCGAAAGCATTCGTGAAAGATCAGCTCACGCTCTTCCGCCATGCTGGAAACATGATGAGTTATGGCGGATTTGATGATGCGTTCACGAGCGTGCCGAAAGAGTGGATCAATTATATTCAGAATCGTAATCTCGAATATTTCAAATTCCTCGGCACCGAAGCGGTGATGAAGCTTGATAAAACGATGATGGAGATGATCGCAGGAGGATATTCGAGAAGCGCAATGCTCGAAGAGCTGAAAGGCGTCATCACCGGTTCCTATAAATGGGGCAAGAAGCGAGGCCTCTACGAATGGCATGCAGGAACTTATGCGAATACCGCTCATCACAAATCATATCAAGAGTTCTCGAACATGATGGCGGAGCAGGTAGGCGCTGAATTCTTCGTTTACGTAGGGCCGGTCGATTCGAGAACGAGAAATTTCTGCTTGGAGATCGTCGGTCAGACTTTCTCGAAGATTGAGATTCTTGAAATGGATAACAATTCGAGCGGTGACGTGATGAGTGATCGAGGCGGCTGGAATTGTCGTCATAATTGGGCGGCTGTTTCAGGCGAGATGCATGAAGCATTGAAGAATGCCTCAAGCGAAGATATTGAAACGGCGATGCGAGGCGGAAAGCTTCCTGGCGTGCCTCAGCCTATCGGAGCGCAAAGCGAATCGAAGCGACTCGATCTGTGGGATTGGGATCGCAGCTTGAGCAAGCAAGAAGCGCAGGCGTTCGAGTATTGGATGGATGAAGAGCCGATCTGCTCTGCGATGAGGATTCTCGATCGAGGCGGAAAGATCGATCCTGAAGATATGACTCATATCAAGAACGCTTACGGGATGAGCGTGAGAGATATTCAGAAGCAGCTCGACCTCATCAAGAAAGCGATCGATCGAGGTGAGATATATAAGGCGGAGGAAGGAACGACGAAGCTCTGGCGAGGCCTCAAGAATCTGAAGAAAGCAGATTATATGAAGCTTCGAGGATCCTCAGGCAATATCATTGAGCTTGATGCTCTGTCGTCATCGAGCTTCGACAAATATATCGCTCAGGAATTCGCTGATGAAGGAAAGTACAGAGCGATCTTCGAGATATCAGGGAACAAGACGGGCGTGCGAGTCGATAATCTGAACACTTGGGAAGAGATGGAAGTTCTGCTTCGCAAGGGTGCGAGATTCAAGGTCGATAAGATCGTCGAGACGGGAAGCAGCGATCATGATCTGCTCACGATCTTCATGACGGAGTTGTGATGAGTGAAACGAAGAAGCGTGAATTGAAGAGAAGGCCGAATCGCTTCGGCGATGAGAGTCTGGACTTCATCACTATAAAGAAGGATCCTGCTGCGAAGCAGGAAAAAGGAACTGCTCAGAAGAGCAAAGCCTGAAAGGGAGGCCAGCAATGGCAAAGAAATTCGCTGACATTCTCGCTTTCTTGAAAAAGAAAGGCGTCGAGATCAACAGCGAAGCGGCGGACGCTGCACGAGATGAGTTCGGAGAACTCAAGCTTGTCGTCATCGAGCAGGGTGAAGATGGCGAGATTCAAATCGATGGCAAGTCTTATGCTTCGCTGGAAGGCTTCAAGGAACGAGGCTCCGACATTATCAAATGGAAGGAGCGTGCTCGCAAGGCAGAGGCGAAAGTCGATGAGCTGAAAGATGCTCTCGATGCCGGTGACAGCGAGAACAAGAAGCTCGCCGAGAAGTATAAAAAGGCCTATGACGAATTGAAACCGATCGCCGATCAGCTCGCCGAAGAGCGAAAGGCGGAGTGGAATTCGTTCGCAGAGATCGTGCCTGAGGAGATCAAGAAATATCTGAAGCTGCCGAAGGAAGGCGAGGAGCTTCAGACGGCCGATATCCTCAGCAATCTCTCCGAGCTGAAGAAGCTGAAGGAGCTGGGAGTCTTCAAACCTGAAGAGCTGCGAGCAGCAGCAGAAAAAGGAAGCAATCAGCAGCAGCAGAATCAGCAGGGCGGAACGAATCATCCTCTCGTCAATCGCACCGGACAGCAGGGAGGCGGTCAGGAAGATATCAGAAAGATTCCGGTCACCGAAAGAATGGCTGGCGGATATAAGACAGGTCCGCAGCCTCACAACGAGTGATCGATCGCTGATGAAGATGAAGAGGTGAGACAAGATGAGCTTGACTCTGATCGAGCAGATGAAATCGGTTCAGGATCCTATCCGCTCCGGGATCATCGAAACGCTCTATACCGAAGAGCCGATCTTTCAGTACGTGCCTTTCGCTGAGGTCGCTGGCCTCGCTCTTCCCTACACGACCGAGGAAGAGCTGCCTGGCGTAGCGTTCAGGAAGCTGAATGCTGCATTCGCCGAGAGCACCGGCGTCATCAATCGTGAGGTCGAAACGCTGAAGCCTTTCGGCGGTGACAGCGACACCGATAAGGTGCTCGTTGATGCGTACGGGAATTCTCGCAGAGCGACGAATGACAAGATGTACGCAAAAGCGATGGGCATCAAATATGTCCAGACGATGCTTTATGGCAATTCGCCCGGAAGCAGAGCCGGAACGACCTATGATGATGTCGATGGCTTCGATGGCATTCAGGCGAGGCTCACTTCAGCGCAGATCGTCGATGCAGGCGGAACGACCGGAACCGATGGCTCCAGCGTTTTCGCAATTCGCTTCGGCGATGGGTGGTGCGAAGGCCTTCAGACTCCTCAGGGAGTCGATGCCCGTGATCTCGGAGAGATCGACACGAAGCCGGTTTATCGAACGAGAATCGATCAGACCGCCGGCCTCGCAATCTATCACGGAAGAGCAGTCGCAGCGATCATGAATATCAGGGCAGCTTCGAGCAAGCTGACTTGGGACCTCATGGATCAGCTTGTCGATCTGATCTCCGGCGAGCCGACGATCATTGTCATGTCGAAGCGGTCGAGGCGTCAGCTCAAAGAGAGCTGCCTCAGCGCAGGCGTCATGATGCAGACCGTTCTCGATCAGCTCGGCCGGCCTATCAAGGCGTGGGATACTACTCCGATTCTCGTTTCTGAGGCCATCATCGATACCGAAACGAACTCCTAAGCGAGAGCGTTTCGATGAGATGACGAATTGAACTTAAAGGCGATCAGAAAAGGAGAAAATGATGAGCAGCAATCTCAATAGACTGAGCACGAAAGTGTTCGACGACGACACGATGTTCTATGACGCTGAAGCCTTCGGGACTTTCACCGTCGGAACGCATTATTCCGCATCGGTCGATCTGAAAGCGGCTGATATCGACGAGCTGAATGCTGGCGATATCATCGCAAAATGGCCGGGCCTCGATTCGGCCGGAGCGATGACTGTCCAGATCATCGTTCAGGATTCAGCCGACGATTCGACTTTTGCGACTCTCTGGACCGGGCCAGCGATGGCGCTGGCGACCGCTCAGACGGAAATGGCCGATTTCCGTTATAGCCTCCAGAAGAAGTCGCTGAGGCGATATGTGAGGATCGGCGTCATCATCGGAACCGCTGTTGCGAGCGCCGGTGCTCTGACTGCTGGCCTCGTAAAATAGCAGCTTCCTCATCGGCGAGGGGAGAGCCGGTTTTCGCTGAAGTGATTCATCGATTACCTCCTTCCGGCTCTCCCCTGAGGAACGAAGGGAGAATGAAATGCCGAAGATCACGAAGAAAGATGCAGACAAGCTCAAGAAGCAGCCTGCATTCATCGTTGATACTTGCGGTCGAGATTTCAACGGGATCATCAAGTACGTGACTTTCATTCATGGAGTCGGCGTGCTCGATCTCAGAGCGATCGCAGCTCATCGGCCTGAGTGGGTTCAGGTCGATGAGAATCAGATCACTTTCTCGCAGATCGCCGGCCCTGACAAGATCGTCGAATTCTATGCGAATGTGTTCAAAGATCGAGGAGCAAAAGTCACGAAGATCGCTGGCGATGATGCTGAAGATTTTCGTGAAGCTCTCGAAAAAGGACGCTTCGCAGAGATCAATGCGAAATGGGGAGGGAAGCATCTCGAAGAGCTGTTTTTCGAACCTGACGTCGAGGATCCTGGCGAGGACGACGAAGAGCCTGAAGAGCCTGAAGAGCCTGAAGGCAGCGATGATGATGAAGATGAGGATGAGAAGAGCAGCGAGAAAGACGACGAAAAGGAGTAACAAGAAATGGGCATCATTGATTGGACAGATGAACAGCTCTGCGAAGACAGCGATCTCGTGAAATACGAGACGAATGTTCTTGAATGGACTGAGGTCGCTGGCGATGCTCGCAAATGGCGAGATTCAGCGAAGGAGCTGATCGAGCAAAGGCTTCGGCATGCTCTTCGCACCGTCGAGCTTGCGACCGATGCAGATGACGTTCTCGATCTGATCGCTGATGTCGCTCCTTTGAAAATCGCTGCGAGTTATATGACGCTTCATCTTCTCTGCAACGATTGTTCGACGGGAGGAGATCACTGGGCCGAGAAAGCATCAATGTATTACAGCAAGTTCGAGGACGAATGGCCTCGGGCAGTCGGTCTCCTCTCGCTCGACACAGATGAAGATGATTTGATCACCGATTCGGAGAAATATAACGTCGATACGGGAGCGACATTCAGTAGAGGATATTGAGATGGCAGGAGCGAAAGTCACGAAAGATGATATCACTCCGACCTTGCGCTCGCTCGCTCAGGGGATCAAGGATCCTCGCAATATATATTTCACAGCGAGCCAAGCGAAGTCGCTCATTCAGATCAGAACGGAGCGAGGCCAAAGCTCTGAAGGAGCTGAGTTCGGCTCTTATCGGACAGCTCCTTATTATGCGCCGATCAAGAATCGACCTGCTGGAACTCCGAAGCCGGCCGGCGGTCGAACGAAAGCTCTGCGAGGCGGCAGGAGCATGAAATCGATGTATTTCAAAGATTATGGAGAATATAAACAGAAGCTTGGCAGGCCAGGCAAGGTGACGCTTTCGCTGACGGGCAAGATGCTCGCTTCGATTCAGATTGCGATCGCATCTCCGAAGAAAGCTGTGCTTTTCTTTGCGAGCAGGCTCGATGCAGCGAAAGCGCATAAGCATCACACAGGATATTATCCGTTCTTTGCTCTCATGCAGGCAGAGGCGAACGATCTCATGAATTCATGGACGAAGCACATGCTCGATCTTCAGAAGCGAGCTGCGAAATTTCTTGAATTGAGAGGATTGTAATGGATCAAGGAAAGCGAAGAAAAGCATTGAGCATGATTCTTGAAAAGCTCAAGTCAATCGGTTACTTCAAGAGCGTCAAAGGCGGATTCCCGAAAGAGATTCCGAATGCGATTGCTCTCCCTGCTGCATTCATGATGAGAGCGGTCGAGATGATTACTTACTCGACGAATCAGGAGCGCAGCAGCAGCTTCCCTTTTGCGGTCGTTTTGTATCTGCATTCGGCCGATGATATAGAACTTGTTAAATGCGATGCAGAGGACAAAGCAGAGCAAGCGATGATCGAGCTGTTTGTGAGCAGCGAATGGCGTGATCTCGGATTGTCGATTACTCTTGAGAGAGTCGATGCTGGCGCTTATGCTCTCGCACCGCTCGGATTCGAAGGCGGAATCAATGCGCCATTCGGGGCGATACGAATGGACTTCACTGCTGTCTTCGATTATAATGCTCAGGAGTAGGAAGGAGATTAGAAAATGAGTGACTCAATCGGAATTCTGAATCAGATGGGAATCTCGGCGGTCGCTGGCTGGGACACCGCTTTTTCAGCGAGCACAGCGATCATCCCGTTCGAGGAGGAAGGCCTCAACGAAGCTTTCGAGCGAGTTCAGCAGGTCGATCTCATCGGCTCTGGCGGAAAGCTGCCTTCGTATCAGGGAATCAAGGTGATTCAGGGGCCGACGAAGCACACGCTTTGTTATGACGTCCAGACTCTGATCGCTGCGGTTCCAGGCAATGATTCGGCAGGCACGATCTCGATCGTCGATCGACTCGGAAGCGGAAGCGTCAATGCGTTTTGGATCGAAATCGACAAAGGTCACATTCGGCATCGCTTCGGAGCTGCGAAGCCGATGAAGATGACTATAAGCGGGGAGAAGAATAACAGCATCAAGCTCGACCTCGATTGGTATTTCAAAGATCGAGTGGCGACCGCTTCGGCGATGGCTTCGCTGACTCCTCCGACGAATCGCAAGATTCTTTTCAGCGATCTTGTCTTCAGGATCGGCGATCAGGTTGATGCTCTGACCTCAGGTGATGATCTTGGCATCGAGAGCTTCGAGATCGTCCTCGATCGTGCTCCGAAGGCCGATGATTATGTTTCTGATGCATCAGCTCCTGAGCTGCCTCTCGAAGTGATCGAGAATGATTTCAGAGTCGCATCTCTGAGCTTCAAGATTCCGAGATACAGCAGCGACACGATCGTCGGCTGGAAAGATGCTGACACAGCTCTGCAAGCGACTCTGACTTTCACTTCATCGGCGGGAACGCTCACGATCAAGCTTCCTGAGCTGAGGATCACCGAAGGCTTCGATGCGAATGTCGGCGGTCCTGGCGCTCTGACGCTCGAAGGAACGCTCGAAGCTTATCGCTCGCTCGATACGAGCCACCCGATGCATCCTGCGACGACGATGAACGAGCTGGAAATCGCTTATACCTAAGAGGAGGTGAATGAGAATGAGTGACTCAATCGGAATTCTTTCGAAAGCAGCATTCAAGAAAGATGCTGGCCTTTCGCCTGCGAGCACATATCCGGTCACGCCAGGAGCGACCGATATGAGCGCAGGGCATCAGGTTCCTTTCACCTCCGAGAGCATTGCGCTCGCTCTTGAGCGCAGCAGAGATCCTTCGCTCATCGGAAGCGGAGGAGCTACGCCGAGCGATATCATCGGCGAGAAAGCAGCAGGATCGCTCGAAGCTCGCCTTCGTTATCGAGGCCTCGAACGCCTGATGATGATCGCAATGGGTTTCGAGCAGCCTGACGATTCACCGGCGAATCTCGGAACCGGGACTGCTTATGCTCATCTCTTCGAGCTGGACGATCATCTCATGACAGAAGCGTGGGCGGCTGGCGAGCGAGATGCAGGAGCGTGGGCGAATGATCGCAAGGTCAGAAGAGGGCAGCTCGGATTCTATCGGCAGCCGAACGATATCGTTTGGCAGAGCGTTATGGTGAACAAGATGACTCTCTCGGCGCAACCGAGCGAGGTGAAGATGGCATTCGATCTGATCGGTTATGATAAGGTCGGGCCTGGCTCGTATAATCATGCGAACTGGACTCTGCCGACCGGCTCGATCGCTCAAGCTCTCTTCACGCAGATGACTTTCAAGCTCGGCCTGCGAGCTGGCGGAGCAGGATCGCTTTCGACAATCGGTGTGAGCAATCTCGAACTCGCTCTCGACAATAAACTGAAAGGCGACGATCAGGACACAGATTCGGGAGCGAATATCATCGAGCCTTGCAGAAGCGACATGAGAGATGTCACGCTCAAAGTCGAATTCCCTCGATATAATTCTTCATGGGAAGCTCTGCTGACGCTCATGGAATCGAACACCGAAATGTCTGCGATGATCGAGTTCACCGGACCGCAGATCAGCGGTTCATATTATTACAAATGGCAGTTCTTCTTGCCTTCGCTCTGGCTGACGAAAGCGGTCAATCCGATCGACGGGCCAGGGCCGGTCAAGATGAGCTGGGAATTCGTCGCTGCAAGGCCGAATGGAACTGATATCTTTGAGAGCGGATATTATAACAGCATTCGGCTCATCAAGGATTCGGAGCTGCGAGTCATGTGCATCAATGCGAACGACAGCTCGAATTACTTGACGGAGGTTTGATCGATGAGCTTTTGGACGACGAATCCGATCACAGCAGCGAATCTCGACAAGCTTGGACCGCTCGTTGATGGCATTGTCGGAACATATGGCGAATATCAAGATTTGTATGAAGCAATGATTGATCCTGCCGGTCCGCAATGGAAGAAAGTGATCGTCACCGATGGCTGCATTTTGAGTCAAGATGTCACGATTCCATCAGCATCTTATCAGGGATGCATCATCGGATTCGGGCGAAAGCAGATCACGCTCGGAGGAAGCAAGAAGCTCAGAATCGAGGCGAGTGATTTCTTGCTCAGGAATATCAAGATCAGCAATGCGGTCGGGAACGCTCTCGAAATTGCTGAGGATCGCTGTTGGATTGATGAGATCGGCATTCTTTATGCTGGCGGGATAGGCGTCTGGTTTGACTCGTCGTTAGGAGGTGATCTTCATCGAATAACAAATTCTGTGATTTATGATTGCGGAGATGATGGCATCGAGATTGATGATTCCGTTAATGTTTCGGTATTCGGAACTCGAATTCAAGCTTGCTCAGGGTGGGGGATTGATGATAACAATTCGACCGCTCTCAATTCGACTTTCGTAGGAAACATTCTCAACGGAAATTCTCTCGGCGGTCTCTCTTCGAATTCGACGCTGATTGCAGCGAACAGAACTTAATTGGAGGTAATCGAAATGGCAAACGAAATGAAAGGCGGATTGCTCCTGATTCAGGATGAAGAGCGATTCGTTTATGAAGGCGATGGATATAAGATATTTTATCGCCGAGTTCCGAGCACCGTTCGTGATTCGTATATCAAGAAGCACACTCCTCGAAGAGGCGGCGAGCCTGATTGGACGGCGATCGGAAAGCTGATGCTTCGTTATGCGATCACCGGCTGGAGCGGACTTTATGAAGAAGGTCTGAGCGGTGAGCGCATCGATATTCCTTTCGATGCTGAAAAGATCAAGGGAATTCCCGGAGCGATTCAGGCGGAGATCATCGAACGCCTCAGCGAAGATGCCGCCATGCTGGAACGTGATATAAAAAACTCGAACGCTTCGTCAGGCAGCAGTGGGATAATGGAGGAATGACCTGCGCTGCTTGTCGAGAGCAATGCGAGGAGAATGATGCGGAGCCTGAATGCGAGAGATTCGATTCTGAGACTTGCTCAGTCATGCAGATTCATCTTGACGAGCGGAACGAGCAAGCTTGGCAGCTTTATCATCAGCATCGCTCGAAAGTTTCAAGGCTCCTCGAAGAGCTTTCTCCTCCGATCGAGCTTACGGAGAGCGAGCGTGATGAATTGAGGATCAAGATTGCGGTGATTGATGGGACGCTCGCAGAGCTTGAAGATGAGGATCGCAAAAGGAAAGCGAAAGAGATCGACATGAAGAGCAGAATAAGAGGCGGAGGGAGATTCTAAAATGCCGGCAGCCGGATTGAAGCTTGTCATTGAGCTTGACGACAAAGGGAGCGTCACGAAAATCTCGA